TTTCAGAGTAATTTTAAATACAACTTCACTTATCTAAAACGGCACTCTCACAATTTCAGTCATTTAACCTAAATTATTTAGGTATATAATAATGATTATGTTAAGTGACTTTTTTAATCTAAAAATTATAAAAAAAATGAAAATTTATAGAAATAATTCTAACCAAAAGGTAATAATTGCCAACGCTATTGCATCACATTTAATTTTCTAAAACGTTCTTAAACCCCATCATTTTCCAAATTAATAAAATTTTGGAAAGGAACTATACTAAATACTTTGGGGGACGATATGAAATTATTAGTTTTGCCAAAAGTTTCAAGAAAAAAAAATCAAGATTATGAAAGAAACATTTGGCGAATACATTCACAAACTAAGATTAGATAATGGCTTGACCTTAACTAAACTTGCTGCTGCATTGGATATTGACCAATCTACACTATCAAAAATTGAAAATGGAAAAAGAAATGTACCATTCGAAATAATACCCAAACTTTCATCATTTTTCAATCTTGACTTAAAAAAATTAGAACACGAATATTTAAGCGAAAGAATTGCCGAACTGATATATCCGCAAGAAGAAACACAAGAACTTTTTTTAGCTGCCGAAGAAAAGGCAAAATATATGAGAATTAAAAACCAACAACAAAGTACGATCAAGTTTTAACTATGGTAGGAGCATCACTATTTTCAAGTGCGGGCATAGCAGAAACTTACTTTGAAGAAGTAGGAATAAATATTGTTGCCGCTAATGAACTGGTTCAAGAAAGAGCCGAATTATATCAAGCATTGTACCCCAATTCTAAAATGATTGCAGGAAATATTTTAGACGAAAATATTTTTAAAACACTCATAAAAAATACTCCCGAAAAATTAGACTTTCTAATTGCTTCACCTCCTTGCCAAGGAATGAGCGTTGCAGGAAAAAACAGAAATATTGAGCAAATGCTAAATGATGAAAGAAATTATCTTGTTTTCAAAATTATTGATTTTATTAAACTAAAATCACCAGACTTTGTGTTGATTGAAAATGTTCCTACATTTTTCAAATTGATTTTACCTTACAAAAATCAACAATTAAAAGTAGTTGAAATTCTAAATCTTCTTTTTGGTAAAGAATACAACATTGAAGCAAATGTTTATGATGCATCTGAATTTGGTGTTGCTCAAAGACGAACAAGAGCAATTATAAAATTATATCGAAAAGGTAAAAAATGGGGACAACCAACAAAATCTGAAAAGCAAATAACTGTAGAAGAAAAAATTGGTTTTTTACCAAGTATTGAAGCAGGGCAAAAATCAAATATAAAATGGCACTTTGCTCGAAAACATTCAGATAATCATGTTAAATGGATGAAACACACGCCAACAGGGCAAACTGCGTTTGAAAACAAAAAATATTTCCCCGTAAAACCAAATGGAGAAAGAATCAAAAGTTACAATACATCGTACAGACGAATGAATTGGGACGAACCTGCACCAACAATTACAATGCGAAATGATGCAATTAGTTCGCAATTGAATGTGCATCCAGGAAGAAAATTAAAAAATGGCACCTATTCTGATGCAAGAGTTTTAACACCTTTAGAATTAATGTTGTTGTCGTCTTTACCACAAGATTGGAATATTCCCGACAATACCCCTGAATTGCTTATCAGAAAATGTATTGGTGAATGTATTCCACCATTGCTTATTAAAAACATTGTTGCACAAATAAATCAATAATATGACTTTAAGAATTGACAGTAAAAAATGGATTTTATACCGACATACTAGAGACTTCGAGAAACTTTGTGTAGTTGCAGAATTTTTAAAGTCGTACACCAAAACAGGAATTTCTACAGACGAAAAAACGCAATTAAATTTAAAGTTACGCGAATTAGGCTTATATAATGAAAGAAATCCCGATTTACCACTTGATGCAATAAATCATAAAATTAATCAACTTTCGTTTTATATGTTTGGTTACCAAGCCAAAGTTGAAGAACAAGACAGGTTTTTATTTAGTCCGCTTGGAAATTTGTTTTTGAAAAATATTGAAGATAAAGAAAAAACAGCCAAAATATTCCTTACGATGCTTTGGGCGGTTCAATATCAACATCCGCATAGCGGAACTGACAGCGATTTTCAACTTTATCCATTTAGATTGATTTACAAACTTCTTTCAGAACCAAAACTTTCAAACAAACTTTATGCTTTTGAGGTTGCATATTCGGTTGTTTTTCTAAAAGAAGCAACGATAACTACCTATAAAGAATTAGTAAACGAACTATTAGAATTAAGAAAACTTACAGATGAAGAACTTGCTGGAAAATTTAAAGAAGACAGACACGCTTTTGTAAATTCAGCTTATGAATGGGATTATTATGTTTCAAATTTATTTGAAAGTGCAGGTGTCTTAAATAAAAATGACGGTGTGGTTTTTACAAAATTACAACACGGAAATACGAATACTTTCAGAAAAATAACCCGAAACGAATTTTCAATTCCAGAAAACCTAAAATCATTAGTTGAATTATTAGAAAACGAATATTCGTTTCTAGAAAAACCATTAATACTTAACGATCCTGAACGTCTGAAAATTGATGTTATAAAAGAAATTTACAGTTTCTATCCGAAAACTCTTTTGGTAGAAATTGGGGAAGCTGTTGACGACTTCAAATTTGAATTACTTAATCTTCCAAAACTCATTGAGCAGTATGCAAATAATAATGACGGAGCTGAAGCTTATCTTTTTGAAGATGCTTTGGCAGATGGGTTCAATATGTTCCATAATGTAGATGCACAAAAAATTAGCGGAGCAGGAAATACAGACTTAGAGTGTTTATATATCCCAAAAAAGAAAAAATTCACAGTCGAAGCTAAATCAACTAAAAACAAACTTTCAAGTGTAAACGCAGGAAGATTAGCAGGGCATCGAGAAAAAATCGGAGGTGCTTACACAATCGTTGTAACTCCAAGATATGTTCCTGCTGTACTTCAAGATATTCGTACTAGCCCAATTGTAATAATTCGTGCTAATACCTTTTCAGAATATTTATACAACTGTATTGACAATGATATAAGAGAGATTGATTACGAGGATTTTGATAGTATAATCGTCAATAATCTTGGAAAAGACATTAGTAAAAACATTTCGGACTTGACAATTTCAAGGTTCGCAACACAGAAATAAAATTTGTTATGATTACAATTACAAGAGAAAATAATATGGAGTTAATGGCAAGGTATCCCGACAACTATTTTGACCTTGCTATAGTTGACCCTCCTTATGGGATTTTAAACAAAACAAAGCGAGGCGGAGACCGTAAATTTAATATGGATGAATACAGTCAATGGGATGTAAAACCTGATGACGAATATTTTAATGAATTATTTCGTGTTTCAAAAAATCAAATTATTTGGGGAGGGAATTATTTTGGACAGATTTGGGCAAGAAGTCCTTACAATAAGGGATTTGTTATTTGGGACAAAAATCAACCCGAAACATTAAACAATTTTTCGATGGCTGAAATGGCTTGGAGTTCACTTGATAAGCCTTCAAAAATTTTTAGATTTAGTGTAAGAAAAAATAGAAACAAGATACACCCGACACAAAAGCCTATTGAACTATACGAATGGCTCTTGAAAATGTATGCCAAACAAGGAGATAAAATTTTAGACACACACTTAGGGAGTGGAACTATTGCAATTGCTTGTTACAATGCAGGTTTAAGTCTAACTGCTTGTGAAATTAGCGAAACGTATTATTTGAACTCATTAGAAAAAATTAAAGAATTTATTCCTGAAAATGCTATTCATACAAATGATAGCGATTCTTTTTCTTTGATATTTCCCGAGCAAACAAAATCAAAAAATGAATTATATAATCTATATCAAGAACAAGTAAAATATCTGAAATTATTCAAAGAAGAACGAGCGAAATATTATGCTAGTATGATATAGTATTTCCTATGATTTTGGTAATACATTTGTGTTTTTATAACGAAAAAAAATACAAAAAAACTGTCAATCCAACACTCAATAAAGGTAACTAAAAAGCTTCTAACGATAACTTTGGATTAGTGAAAACTATAACACCTTTTATGTAGAATAGCCAACCTCAAAAATTTGATGTTGGCTATTCTTTTTATTCCATTTTCTCTACTTTTCTAAAAAGATCGTTACTATCATTCGGATTTTTATCAATCCATACTCTAAATTTTCTCAAAAATTCAGCATTTTCTATTGTATTATATTGACCTTTTTCAGATAATTCTTTCCTATATT